TTCTAATGGGTTTATAAACCATAATACTTTTATGCTTGGTACCTTAGCAACATTGAGTTGTATGTTGTATCCAGGATATAGGGTGGGTCTAATAGGGCCAGTTTTCCGGCAATCATTGGCTATAACTGGCAGAGTTCATTCAACATTTTGGACTTCTGGTGGATTAAATGTTGGTACTGAAGATTTTTATAATAGTGTAATTCCAATAGCAACAAGAGTTCAATCAAATGATAATCAGAATAAAGTTGTTAGTAAGTGGAAGGATAAGGATAAAGCGTGTAAATATATAAAAACTTCTAGAGGCTTTGAATTAGCAGGTACTATAGATCATGCTGTTGTGTGTTTAAATAGTAATTTAGATATTGAGTTTAAAGACTTGCAGGATATAAAAGACGAGTATATTGCAATAAAGACTGGTTTTAATTATTTTGGTAATGATGACTCAATGCCTAGCTTTGAGTTTGAACATGATTGGAGAACCAAAGATTGTTTAATACCTGAAGAATTAACTCCTGATTTATCATACTGGATGGGGTTGCTTTTAGGAGACGGCTGTGTTTCTGTTAGTAAAAATAAACGTAAACAACGTGTAAATTTTGTGAGTGAGGATCAGGATTTATTGGATTCATTTGAAAATATTCTACGTGACTATTTTTGTGTTAATAAAGAAGAAAAGATATCTAGAAGAAATAGAAAAAATAAGACTTGGGAGATAGAGTATTTCTGCAAAAAATTAATACAGTATTTATTAAAATGTGATTTTACTAAAACAACAGCACTTGATAAAAAGATTCCAGGCATCTTAAAAAAAGCCTCCAGGGGCAATTTAATAGCCTGTTTACAAGGTTTATATGATACAGATGGATGTTTTTATGTACAAAAAAATAAAGGTTCTGAAATCACATTTAACACCTCATCCAAACAATTAGCTAAAGAGGTTCAAGCCATACTATTAAATTTAGGCATTGTATCTAGTTTTAACATTAGTAGTAAGGCATGCATTAGGCAATTACCGCAGGGAAACAAACCATCCAAATGTGCAGAAGCCTATAAAATTAGGATTACAGGACAAACGTTTATTAAAAGGTTTAATAATATAGTAGGTTTTAGGTGTTTAAGAAAGAGAGAAAAGCTTGCTACCTATATAGATACTCATTTTAATATGGAAGAAAGCTTAGCTAGAGCAATCGGGCTTACAAATAGATTGATAGAAAATAATCACATTAAAGCCCAAGAACTGTATGATCAAGGGTTATATTTTGTTAAAGTAAAAGAAGTTGATTATTTTTTCTCCGAAACTATAGATATAGAAGTAGAAAATGAACATTGTTACTGGGCGAACGGCTTTATAAATCATAATTCAAAAATGATATTCGCTGAAGTAGAAAAGTTGTATGATCAATCCTCTATTTTAAGAGAAGCTACAGCTAAGAAACCTACACGTGGTTCAGATACTGCATATTTAAAATTCAAATCAGTGGCTGGTCAAACACCATCATATATTGAAGGACTTCCTCTCGGGGACGGATGTGTAACTAATCGTAACTATTTGACATTCCATGACAGGTTTGACAAAATAGACAACTCTCATAGTATTTATACAACTAGTAATCATTACATAGATAGGACTGACTCGGTATGGGGAAATGGAGAATTCAGGGAAACAGATAGATCCTTATGTAATGGCGAAAAAGACACTATAAAAATAAAGACCAAAAAAGGATTTAAAGATGAGGGCACCCCAAATCATATGTTTAAGGTGGTCAGGCTTGGTGAGGTTATATGGTGTAGATTTGATGAAATGGTAGTAGGAGATAGAGTATTAATAGATCGTAGCTATAGGTGGCATAAAGGTGTTGCAGATGTTACTGAAGATCAGGCTTATTCTTTAGGGTTTTTATTAGGAGATGGGTGTTGGACTGATAAAACTAGGAAGCTGTCTGTAGCTACTTTAGATAAAGAAGTAGTAGACTACCTTAATAAGGGGGTTGGTTATAGGTTTATACAGCAATCTGATGGCGTACATTATGTGGCGTGTTCTGATGAAAAATATATTACTCAAAATATTGTAAGGAAAGAATGGCTGGAGTTTTGGGAAATGGAGGTATCATACGCAATAGATAAGAAGATGCCTAAAAAAATATTATCAGCCCCCAGGAACATAATGTCGGCATGCATCAGAGGACTGCTGGATTCAGACGGACATATACAAATTGCGACAGCTAAAGGTGGGATAGCTATTAATATAGGATTTACAAACACGTCAGAAGAATTAGTAGATCAACTACATTATATATTATTACATTACGGTATTATTGCCAATAAGAGGGAACGCAATCGAGATCCAAATTGGAACACTGCGTATGAACTTTTAATAACTGGGTCTGATGTAAAAATATTTTATGAAAAAATAGGATTTAGATTAAAAAGAAAACAAAATATATTAGAAGTGGCTGTAAAAAATAAAACAAAGTGGATTAAAAATGATAATATTCCAGGTATTAGAGAGAATATGATTAGAGTAAGTCAGGCTAATAGAGTAGGAAGAGGGGATGGTTGTGTAGAATCTAGGTATTGTAAAGCGTATACTTTAAAAAGAAAGAAGGAAGTGAATCAATATTTAGCAGAATGTTTTATTAAAACTTATGGACACTTAGATGACCCATTTATTGGTAAGATAAAGATATTAGCAAATCCAGACATATTTTATGATGAAATAATATCTATAGGTACTGGTAGAGAAGCAACTTATGATATACACGTTCCAGATGGTAACGAGTATTGTGCTAATGGGTTTTTTAGTCATAATAGTAAAATTCGTGGGTCACGTTTCTATTTAATTTTAGTAGATGAGTTAGCTCAAGTACCAGATCAAACTCTTGATATGGTAGTCCGTCCGATGGGGGCTACTGCTTTGGCTCCAATGGAGCGGGTTCATCGTTTAGAGGAACAAACTAGGTTGATAAAAGCAGGACTAGCTACACCAGAAGATTTTAAGGAAGAGACAGTAAATAAGATGGTAATGACTTCTTCTGGATATTATAAATTTAACCATATGTGGCGGCGCATGAGGGATCATTGGCGTATGATGGAAGAGGCTGAAGTAAAAGGAGAAGAGTGCCCGTATGCTGTTTGGCAAGTACCTAATTGGGATTTGCCTGAAGGTTTTTTAGATAAGAAGAATATTGAAGAAGCAAAACGTATTATGACTTCACACGAGTATAGTATGGAGTATGAAGCCGCAATGGTTTCTGATTCTGAGGGGTTTTTCAAGGCCTCATTGTTGGAAGATTGTACCCTTGGTTCAGACTTCACCGTATTGTATAAAGGTGACCCTAATAAGACTTATATACTTGGAGTTGATCCTAATCAGGGCGGGTCGGCCAGTTGTGGTGTTGTAGTGACCGAAATGGGTCGGCCTAATAAGATAGTAGCAGTAATTGAACTAATGTCTAAAACAACCCAAGGATTAACTCAGGCAGTACAATCACTTTGTGATCAGTTTAAAATATTTAGAATCTTTATGGACAGGGGTGGTGGAGGTAAAGCTATAATGGATTTACTAGAAGAAGGTTATGGTAATGTAGAACCTATTATAGACAGAGACAACCCTGATAATGCACACAAGGAAGGGCGTCATATATTAGAGATGGTAAACTTTAATCCTAGTTGGATTTCTGACGCCAATTTTACAACTAAATCTATGTTTGAAGATAAGAGCTTAAGATTTCCAGAACTCCCTGTTAATGCTAATGATTTAATGGCTAAAACTTATAATTCTATAATAACATTGAAATCCCAATTACTAAGTATTGTGGTAACACAGACTTCTACAGGAATACTACATTTTGATACACCTACTAAAAGTATGAATAAGGATTTATACTCGGCTTTAATACTTGCAGCTCATGGAACTAGACAGGTAGAGAGAGAGTTGGAAGAAGGGGAAGAGCCTGTTTTATTTAATGATAGTGGTTTATTTAGAACTAGGTTAGGGTCAGATAGTCAAAGTTTTAACTATTTAGGTAATCAAGGAGGTATTGGTTTAGGTGCACCCCCAATAGGAAGGTTTGGATTGGGTGCTGCCGTGTTACATAAGAAAAAAAAATAAATTTTAAGGAGATTTTAAATGACAAATTTAACAGATATTTATAAAATTGTACACAAAAATCGAGGCAAAGCTAAAGAAGGTTTTATTAGACCAACAATTAAACAATTCTTTACAAGTAAGAATTTTTTACAAGTCGAAAAATCATAATAGAAGTAAATAAGTAATTAACTAACCTCTTTATTAACTAGAAGGATTATAAAAGAACATGGTAGTGTTACAGTTAGTAGTGACGAAAATTAAGTTAAAGTCCACAAACACTGTTTCACTACCATAACATACATGTATACAAAGGGAGAAATTAGATATGTCGGATAATAGAGGAGATTTTATAGCACCGCCCTGGTGGTCAACAGTATCAGGTAATGGTGATTATACAAAATATAGAACAGGTACATCTACTACTTATACTAGTCCAGACGATATTATTGGTAGAAGAGACGCGACTAAATATAAGCCAGTTACTAGTGATCCAGCTACAACTGTTTCAGGTGCTGGGGACTTACTTACTTCTTAGGGATAAATAATGACAAATGACACTATAGATACAAATAAACTTACAGCCGACTTACAGAAGAAATATCCTAACGCTGGGATTGAAGCTATAGATATAGATGAGTCCGCAGGTAAGTCAACTTTTATGCTTAAGCCCAATAAACAGAATTTAGCATTTCTAGATAAACCTGGAATGGCTATTAAACCACATGTTTATTCTGAGTCTGCATCTACTATTAATAGAGACTTCATGTCTCGACAAACGCTTGATCTAGCAGTTAGTAAAAGTGCGTACGACGAGGACCCTAAGGCTCTATTTAAGAAGGCTGACAAGCTTTACTATACTGATCCCTTACTAGGTTCAACTACCAATATTTTGGCATCATTGGCTATGAAAGGATTTGAGAATGATATTGATGATCCAAATATAAAACAGTTTTTCGACACATGGACATTTGATGTAAATTTTGATGAGTTATTAGAATGGATATTTTTAGATTTCTTTAAAATAGGACAGGTTACTACTTATAAGGTATTAGCTAAATATGAACCAAGGGTTTCTTACCTATCTCCAGTACCTGGACAAAAAACAAAAACATCAAAAACACCAAAATCAAAAGCGGCGGAAGAGGAAAGGCTATTTAAACTGCATGCCAAATTTGAAAATATAAAAGAGGAAGAAGTTAAAGCTATTGTTGCACAAGCAAAAGAAGCAGGAGTAAATCAAGCTGATTTGGCTAAATTTGAAAAAGCGGCCAAGAAGAATATATGGTCAAAAGGACATTTACCTGTAGCATATACAGTATTAAATCCACAGTTAGTCACTATTGAAGGAAATTTACTATTTGATAATGTAGCAATTAAATTAACACCTCCACAAGAATTAGGCCAATTACTTAAGAAACCTACGTCTGAATTAACAGAAGAAGAAAAAGAATTAATTAAATCATTACCAAAAGAAATCAAAGCAGCAGCAGAAAAAGGTGGGGATTTTCAATTAGATTCAAGATTAGTAGGCTCAGTTACTTATAGAAAACAACCTTACGAGCGTTATGCTAGACCAAGGGCTACTAGAGTATTTGATACAATTAATTACAAACAACAGTTAAAGAATGCAGATATAAGTACATTGGATGGAATTTCTAATTATATATTAAAAATAACCATAGGTAATGATGAGTTCCCTGTTACTAAACAGTCGGAATTGGAGACCGTTGCTAAGTTGTTCGATACTCCATCTAAAAGCTTTGACGTCTGCTGGAACCATACATTATCTATAGAGAAAATTGTTTCTCCAGAAATAGAGGCTATTTTAGGGCAGGACAAGTATGCACAAGTTAATGAGGATATGACTGGAGGTTTAGCTGTATCAAGGGCTATTGTAGATGGTACTGGGGATATTAACACGGCTGAGGTGAGTTTGTTAACAAAGGGTATAATGGAAGAAATTAATTATGCTAGAAGGCAAATTTCAAAGTGGATATACAAAGAGTATAGACAAGTTGCAGAAGCAATGGGATTCGATCGCTTTCCTAAAATTCGCTGGGACGAATCAGTTTTACGTGAAGAAATTTTATATATGGCAACATTGAGTTCTCTCGTTGACAGAAGAATGTTAAGTTACAACACAGCACTCGAAGCTCTTGGATTTGATTATGACAATGAACTTGAAAATATGCAGACAGAGCTACCATTAGTGGAGAAGGGAATTTTGGGCATCATAGGTAGCCCGTTTCAAAAAGCGGCTGATGGCCCAGGAATTCAACCTAAACAAAAATCACCTACTGGCACACCTAGTAAGGGTAGACCTGCTGGAGAAACAAAAACAAAGAAAAAAACTAACACTAATCCTTCTAAACAGCCAGGTTCTAAACCTACAAAGAAGGCAGCTTCTCTAGAGGATGTAAAGGATATGACAGATGTACAGTATATGTCATTTTTATCAGGCGCAAAAGAAATTCTTGATACTGAAGGATTTGTGGCTTTTATGTCACAAGCAGAGGATGTAAGACATGCCTAAGAAATTAACTATTAATTATATAAAAGATGTGTTTGAAAAAGAAGGATGTACTTTATTAGAAAATAATTATATTGGAAATAGACAGAGGTTAAGGATTAGATTACTTAATGGAGAAAAGTATTATACTACATGGTTGTCTTGGCAACAGGGAAAACGTCCTTGGAGAAATCCAAATAATTCACGTCCTACTATAGAAGAGATAAGAAAATCTTTTGAAGATAAAGGATATACTTTATTAAGTAATGAGTATATAAATTGTAAAACTAAGTTAGATTTTATTTGTGATAGAGGACATAAACATAGTATTGGATGGTTTTCTTGGAAAGAGGGATATGTTTGCAGATTTTGTGCAATGGAGGATAGAAGAAATAAGCCCAAATATAAAGTATGTAATAGTGATAGTAGTATTAAATTAAATGGTATTATATATAAAGTAACAAATAAAGTTAATAATAAGATCTATATAGGACAGACTATCTATTCATTATATAAAAGAAAAATTAAACATATAAGTTTAGCTAATAGTTTAAATATAAAAACACATTTCCATAAAGCAATAAATAAATATGGAAAAGACAACTTTATATGGCAAACACTGTGTAATTGTAAAACCAAATGCGAGCTTGATGAAAAAGAAATATATTATATAAAACATTATAATACGTATAAAGATGGGTATAACATGACTTTAGGTGGTGAAGGCACTATAGGTAGAGTGTGTAAGGAATCAACTAAAATAAAGATATCAAAAGCTTGTGTAGGAAGAAAGATATCAGAAGAGACTAAGAAAAAAATATCAGACGCAACTTGTGGAGTCAAAAAATCTAAAGAACATAAGGCAAATGCAGCATTATCAAAAAGTAAGTACTGGAAAGTAACTTATCCTGGTGGTACTGTTGAAATAATAAGAAACTTAAGTGCTTTTTGTAGAAAGAATAATATAAGTGATCGTGGTATGTGGATGGTTTCAAAAGGACAAAGAGCCCATCATAAGGGGTTTAAATGTAAAAAATTAGCTAATACAGGAGCAATAAATGGCTAAAAATAAATTTTATTTAACAGCCAGTTTAGCTATGGCAAGGAGTATTAGGCATGGGTAAAAAACTAACTATAGGGTTTGTAAGGGGAGAGTTTGAAAAAGAGGGTTATACTTTACTCAGTACTGAATACGTAAATTCTGTGACCAAATTAGAATTTATTTGTCCTAATGGGCATAGGCATTTTATTAAGTGGAATGATTTTAAATCAGGGTATAGATGTGGCAAATGTTATGGTAATGTTAAGTTGGGTATAGATGAGGTGCGACATTCATTTGAAAAAGAGGGTTACACTCTTTTAAGTACTGTTTATAATAATGCTAGGTCTTATCTTGAATATAAATGTCCTAACGGACACAAAGGAAAAATGATTTGGATAAATTGGTATCAAGGAAATAGATGTGGTGAATGTGAGAGGATTAGAAAAGCAGAAAGTATGATTGGTGATATGAATTTTAATTGGCGAGGCGGAATAGCTTATGCACCTTATTGTTCTCAGTGGGGTGATAAAGAGTATAAAAAATCTATTATGGACAGGGACGGTAATAAGTGTTTAAATCCTTGTTGTAATAATAAAGATAAAAGATTAGTTATTCATCATATCGACTATAACAAGAAGAATTGTAGGCCAAGTAATTTAATAACAGTTTGTAGTTCGTGTAATACTAAAGCTAATTTTAATAGGAAGTGGCATACTGCATGGTACCAGTCTATTATTAAAAAAAGATATAATATAGGAGCAATAAATGGATAAAAATAAATTTTATTTAACAGCCAGTATAAACATAGTAGATGAGACTGAAGATCTAAAAAAAGAAGTAGCTTCAGTTATTAATCTTCCAGAAGGGAGTGAGAAACAACCAGATTTAAGTTACTTCAGTGCCATATTTGTTTCAAGTGGTGAGAATTTAAATCACGCTTATTTTCTTGGCTCAGAGTTAGTAGCAGCAAAAGACACAATAGTAAGTAAGGCAATGGATTTGGAGCACAATGAAACAGAGATTATAGGACATATATATTCGAGCGCCTTTACTGATGCTTCTGGTGAAGGACTAAGTACAATAGAGCTGGCTTCTACTGAAACTGCTACTTTAGATACTAAAGATATGCATATACAAATAGGCTCAGTAATTTATAAAAATAGATTTCCAGAACTTTCCAAAGAGATAGCAGATAATGATTGGGCTGTTTCAATGGAATGTTATTTCACAGATTATGATATCAAGGTAGGAGATATGATTATACCTAAAGAAGCAGCTACTGCTTTGGGAATAGAAATAGCTGATGAAGAAACTTATGGAAAAAAAGCAAAAGTAATTAAAGATGGTAAAGAAGTAGCAGAAGGTACTGTAGCTAGAGTATTAAGAGGGATTTGTTTCTCTGGGTGCGG